AACTGAACAGGGAACTTTGGAACAGTGGGAATGAATCTGATAAGGACACTGTGCGTAAGCAAAAGCGTAAACTGTCCTTCTATGCCAACATCTATGTTGTTAAAGATCCTGCCAATCCACAGAATGAAGGAGGTGTGTTCCTCTATAAGTTTGGTAAGAAGATCTTTGACAAGATCATGGCTGCTATGCAACCTGAGTTTGAGGATGAGACTCCTATCAATCCTTTTGACTTCTGGCAAGGTGCTAACTTCAAACTGAAGTTGAAGAAGGTTGCTGGTTACTGGAACTATGATTCCTCTGAGTTTGATCGTCCTGGTCCTCTCCTGGATGATGATGATGCCCTTGAGAGTATCTGGAAGAAGCAGTACTCACTCAGTTCTTTTACTGCTGCTGATCAGTTCAAGACCTATGATGAACTGAAGAAGCGTCTTGATTATGTACTTGGAAAGAAATCAACACGTCCAGCACCACAAGCAGAGGAAACTGAATATGATAACTACGCAGCAGCAGAACAGAAGACTGTCACAGAAGAGCAAGTGCTCAGGAAGCTTGAAGATTCTTACCAAGCATCAAAAACTCCTGACCCAGCACCCACTGCTTCTGACGATGATGATGACGCTATGTCTTACTTCGCAAAACTTGCTGACTCATGAAGTGGACTTATGAGAGAGGGTGTCTCACCCTCCTTGTAATTGCAACCTATTATAGTTTATTAAAATAGGTTTATATTCTGTCCCTTTACTAATTGTCTGCTTACAAATTGGGTGCTACCACTCTTATATTCCATCAATTTTTTGATTTCTCTTAAGACAGTATGAATAAGATCAGGTCTTAACAAGAAAATATTTCTCTTGTCATCTTGAATTCTTGTTTCATACTCATAATTGGTAACACCCACATTTGTATCTGTGATGGTTGTCATTTTACCTAAAGCACCATCATAGAAAGTAACAGAATAATCAGAAGGGACTTCAAGTCCCTTTTTTAGTATGGTAAAATTATTGCTTGAGTCTTTTACTTCAATAGATTCATAGTGATGGAAGGCATCATAGTTAGTTAAACCATACTTCTTATTCATGTAGAGTTCAAAAGTTCTATGGTTCATTGGCCATTCATCTTGAATGTTTATAATATTGTTTGATAAAAGAACAATCCAATCATAATTAGAACTTTTATATATTTTTTGGGCAACATTATCAGGTCTTTCATCACCAACTATTTGATACTTGGTGAAGTTAGTTAGGTCTTGAAATAATTGATCATTCAACTTTACTCTTTTAAAGAGATTTTTTACCTCTGTGTATGAGGATATATTTTGCTCACTAGGAATTCTGTTTACATAATCAAAGTTAGGAAGATAAGAGAAATAGTTTGACATTTTTAGTAACCCATGTTTCTGTGATCAACGTATGGTCCAACAGCAGCATCATCTGGATCATCAAACTCATCAGCATAGATTGGTTCAAGTTCACCAAAACTCATCTGTAAATCATATGCTGTAAGTGAACCACCATCATTGTATGTCATGTAAGTTCCATCTGGTGTATAATTCACATTCAGATTAGTCATTGCCATGGGTTTGAATATATTCAAATATGGATGTATTTTTCCACCATCATTACCTTCAGCATTATATACGTACTCCAAAGTGAATACTCTAGGTGTCAAAAGGAATAGGTTGGAGGTAGATCTCTGTACTGCCATATTCTTTTTGAAAACTCTGATTATTTCTTTTACTTCTTTTGCTTCCTTTGGTGACCTTGGAGTAAATCTAAAATTAAAATTAAAGGTACGTAGGTTAGGACCTTTGAAGAGAAGTTCAAGATTGGGATTGAGTGTTACACCTGCAGTTCTGCCAAGGATGTTTGCACCAACTGCTTGACCAGCAAAGTATGCAATCAATCCTGCTTCAGCCATAGGGTCATTAAACATTGCCTGAAGATCTGTACCTACATCTTTTAGAGCATCCCCCATCTTTTCTAGCGCTACACTAGGGTTGGCAATATTTCCTATTCCTTCTATACCACCCATAGCAGCTCTACCTAATACAGCTTGAAGTGGATTGAGGTTGTCACCTCCCCAACTTACAGCATTTGATTCAGAGAAGTTAGGTTGCATGGGGAGAATCACTGTCTCCTTTTTAGTTGCATCTCTTACAATTCTTTTCTTTGCACTTAATTTATTCTTTAATGTCAGTGCTTGTCTTCCACCAGCAGTGTATTCATATGCAGTAATTCTGATGAAATCATATCCAAGTTCAGGAACTGATACAGGATATCTGAGTACAGACTTCCCTTCAGGTATTGCTTTGCCTGTTTGTGCTGGGTCTCTATAATTATCAGGTGGAGGTGAAACATCTGGAGTGTCAGGATCTGTTTGTGAATCATTACTAACAGATTTATATGTTTCAGAATTTTCGTAAACATCAGAAAAATCTTGTGGACTTAATTCTTCTTTTGCTTTGATCACTGCCTGGTTTTTAGTTAATTCCAGAACTTGATTAAGTTGTTTACCTCTATCGTTTGAAGGATCTGCATCAAAGTAAGTTGTATAAAGATCGCCAGAATCAAATCTTTGAGAACCATCTGCCTTGATGGTTGACATTAATGTTTCTGTAGAACCTTTCTTTTCAAAGAGTTGAATCTCTCCATCCACTACATTGAATCTTGATATGACAATTCCTTTCTTTTTATCAATAGGGTTGTTGGGATCATCATATTTATTAAAAGGCAAGTCAGTCTCATAGATGGTGTCACTACCACTTTTTTTCTTCCAATTAGTATTGTTATTGTTAGATGGCATTGATCATCCTTGCATTTAAGTATTTATTAGGAAATGTTGAAAAGGAATAGATCTTGCATCCCTTAATTCAAGTGGGTATATCACATGCAAATTACCCACAACTTCATTCCAGGTATAGTTTCTAAACTTACCCCAATGATAATTCAATCCCCTAAATCCCCATCTATCTACTGATACACAAGCAATCAGTGGGTTTTGATCATATCTAATTCTGGGTGTCTTTGGTTGATACACAAAGGTGTAGTACCTTCCAACATCAGGAACAACATCAGTTTCTGTAAGCACTTCAAGAAGAGACATCATTCTATCATCAGCAGTTGATTTGTTGATGATATCATCTACCAAATATTCTAATCTATTTTCTGCGCTTTCTAGATACTCCTCTTGTTCCATAGTTCTTCCTAGTATGATGTTTTTCTGGGAAGATTTGATTCTCCGTCATTATCTGAAACTCAATACCATTATCTTTGGCAAACTCTGACGCTGCTTTCCACTTGGCTTTATTTATCTCAAAAGTTGCACATTCATATAGGTATGACTTGGTGACTCTACTTTTCTTCTCAGGTGGTTTGGTTTGTTTGTCAGGTTTTATCTCTATGATATATCTCTTGCCATCAGTCTTCTCAATTAAGAAGTCTGGATAGTACCTATGAACCTTACCATCAGCAGGTGATACATATGGGATTGAGAACTCTTCACTTGCCCACTTTTTTATGCTAGGATTAGTATCACACTCCTTGCAGAACCTTCTTTCCCATGAACTCCTACAAATAATATTGTTAGGATTGCCCATGTATTTGTCTGGGTTGGTGGGTTTATATTTTGTCTTTATAGATTGCCCCACTTTCTGTCTACATAGTATGGTAATCATCTTATTTATAGATGGCAGGGATATCAAGGTACACTACAGATAGTTTGAGACAAAAGTTGCTGCACAATGCAACAACTTCACAATACTTTCTGTCTATTAATTTACCTGGAGCTGTATCAACTTACATTGGTCAGAAAAAAAATGTACTGGTTGATGCAAATCTGAAAGAAAGAATTAATATTTCTTGCACTGATGCCACTCTTCCTGGATCTTCATTTGCCACTCATGATGTGACATCAGACTTCATGGGTGTCACTGAAAAGATGGCATATAGGAGGATGTATGATGAGACGATGTCTGTGTCAATGATTGTTGATCCTGACTATAAGACCCTTCACTTCTTTGAGGGATGGATGGACTATATTGCTGGAAAACAGATTGGTGATAGAGGAAGTAATGAAAGTTATAAAAACTTTAGGAATGGATTTAGGATGAGTTATCCTGATTCTGATCCTGGTGAACTGGGTAAAGGTTATAGATCTCAAAATCTAATTGAATTATATAAATTTGAAAGAGATGTTACAACAAAACAAAGTATCAAATACACTTTAATTCAGGGATTTCCTATCTCCATGAACCCAATGGACATCAGTTATGGTGCAACTGATCTTCTCAAACTAACAGTGAACTTCTCATTTGTCAGATATGTGACTGAACCATACAATCCAGCAACCATTGACACTGAGAAGAAACAAGAAGAACAAAGTCCTGTACCCACCTTATTCAATTCTCTTCTGTCTCAGAACTTCCTTAACTTCAAACCAGGTGATGGAAAGGTTAATCCAGAACTTAATTTTATGCAACAAAATACTGCCTAAATATTCACACTGATTTTTTTATAGGATATTATGCCTTTACCAAAAATTGTAACACCAACATTTGAGTTGGATTTGCCTTCTTCAGGAAAAACAATTAGTTATAGACCTTTCCTTGTTAAGGAAGAAAAACTACTTGTGATTGCACTTGAGTCAGAGGACTCACAGCAAATTACTTCAGCAATCAAAGCAGTCATCAGTGATTGTATCTTGACAAAGGATGTTAAGGTTGACCAACTACCAACTTTTGATATTGAATATCTCTTCTTGAATATCAGAGGGAAGTCTGTAGGAGAGGTTGTGGATGTAAACATTGTCTGTCCAGATGATGGTGAGACTGAAGTAAAGGTGTCAATCAATCTTGATGACATTCAAGTTATCACAGATGAAAATCATACAAAGACTGTTAAACTTGATGATACTTACTTCATGGATATGAAGTATCCATCTCTTGATCAGTTTATCAGAAACAATTTTGAATTTGAAGACCCAGATCTTGATCAATCATTTGATCTGATTGGAACTTGTATTGATAAAATCTATGATAGTGATGAGGTATGGTCTACAGGTGATGTAAGTCCTCAAGAGGTAAAGGAATTTCTTGAGCAGTTAAACTCAACGCAGTTCAAAGAGATTGAGAAGTTCTTTAGCACAATGCCAAAACTTTCTCACACTATTGATGTGAAAAATCCAAAGACAAAAAAGAAGAACAAAGTCACATTGGAGGGACTCTCAAGTTTTTTCGCATAGGGATGGCACATATGGATATGATGTCATACTATAAACTAAATTTTGCCTTGATGCAGTACCATAAATACTCATTGACTGAGATTGAAAATTTGATCCCTTGGGAGAGGGAAGTATATACTATTTTACTTGAGCAACATCTTAAAGAAGAAGAGGAAAAGGCAAAGAAAAAGTAATGGCAACTGATTCCCAAACAGATGTAAACAAGGAAGTTGATCAGGGTATCTTGCGCGATTATCTTGGCATCAGTGATGGAAGTGACATTGACTTTGGCACATATAAAACACTAATAAGAGAGAAGATTGCTGCTGCTAGAATGAGTGGCAGCGATGTTGATAGTGGTGATATAGAAATTCTTACAAAAGAGTTTGTTAGAATAAAGAAGATAAAGATACCTGAGAGTCAGGAACAATCAAAGATTGACGCAAAGAAATTTTTTGCTGAGCAAGAGAAGGCAAAAGAAAAAACTGAAGAGAAAAAACAAGATATAAAAGACACTAGAATATCACAAGAAAAGTTTCTCAAGACTGCTCAAAACACAGCAAAGGAAACTAAAGAAAAAGTTTCACCACAACTTTTACTTCCAGGAACTGCTACTCCTCAACAAGAAGAGAAGGAGGAGGATCAGCAGGAGGACGTCAAGAAAGGTATTGATGAAGTATCTCTTAAACTCACTGACCTTGAGGAAAATTTAAAGAGTATCTTAGAGACTCTCAAGAATCAATTCAGACTTGACAAAGAAGAAGAACAGAAAGAAGATACTTTAGAGGCAAGAGAAAAAAGAAAAGCAAGAGAGGCAAAGTTAGAGGACAAAGGGGCAGATAAAACTGATAAGAGTATCAATAAGAAAGTGGTCAAACCTGTCAAGGGTATCTTTGACATGATCATGGATTTCTTCAAGAATATTCTTCTTGGTGGTGCTCTTCTGTTTCTTCTTAAATTACTTCAAAATCCTAAGAAATTTTTACAACCATTGATTGACGCTTTCAATAGTGTTCTTGAATTTTTCAATGGTATTATCAGAGCAATCAATGGATTTATCAATGAATTTAATTTTTGGATTCTTAAACCAATAAGCAACTTTGTTATTGGTCCAATCTATGGTGCCTTTAATTTTATTGAAGATAGAATTAATGATGTCTTGAAACTCTTTGGACAAAATCCTCTGAACAACATACCAGATCAAGCGCCACAAATTCAGATACCAAAGATACCTGAGATTCCACTCTTTGATCCATTCAATACCTTACCTCAGAATCAACAGAAACCACCCCCACCAAAGAGCACACCTGCTCAAGGACTTGAAGGTGGTGGTGTGGTTCTTAACAACACCACTAATGTTGGAGATGTGAATGTCCAAACCATGTCAGAGGGTGGTAAGGTTAGTGGCAACACAGGACAGAAAGTGAGGGGCATGGGCGCTGACACTCAGATGGTTGCATTGCAACCTGGTGAGATTGTAATGAGCAAACCTGCTGTTCAGTATCATGGTGCTAATAAACTACTTTCAATGAACAAGGAAGGTGGTGGAACAAATGTTCCTAAGCAAGGCACAGTAACTGGTATGCAAGGTGGTGGTATGGTTGGATATGGTTCCAATCTAAGTTATAAAAGTCCTGTTCCTGGTTATCCAAACTATGAAAAACCAAGTGATTCTTTTGGACAATTTTTTGCTCAAATATACAAATCTGCTAAGAAGTATGGTGATCCATTCCCAGAAGTTGTTGCTGCACAAGCAGTAGAGGAGAGCAACTTTGGTAAGTCAATGCTTGCAAAGGAAGCATTTAATTTGTTTGGTCAGGATGCTCCTCCATCATATCCTGCATCAAGAAAATATGATTATATTGATCCTATTGAGGGAAAACATACTGCTATTAAGTTCAAGAGTTTTGATGAGTCTGTTAAGTACAGAGTTAAACTCTGGAAGCAATATTATGGTTCTGCCAAAACACCAAGTGAAGCCATCAGAAATATTGCTGCTGAAGGATACAATCCACACTCAGTATATCCTGGTAAGATTGAGTCAGTGATGAGAGAGTATGGCATTGTTCCAAATCTTCCAAGTCCAATAAAGAGTTCTGTCACTCCTACCACAAAAAAAGTATCATCAGAACCTGCTGTTGACAATAGATCCATGCTTGAAAAAGGTTTGGATTGGGCTATGACCAAGGGTAGACAAATACTTGGTTTTTCAAATGGTGGTATTGTAGGAGGAACAGCAGGGAGTCCTAGAGATCCTAAGAATAGAAAAATATTTTTACATTGGACTGGTGGTTTTCATAATGGAAACTCAAGTAAGTATCATCAGGTATTCAATGGTGCTGGCAAACCAATGACTGCTGGTGTTAATTATGGTGTAGATAAGAATTCACATACAAAAGGTGCCAATACAAATTCAGTAGGATTATCTGCTGCTGCTTTGGGTCATACAGGAATGACACCAAGATATTATGATGACAAAAAAGGATGGGCAGAAAGTCCTCTTACCAATGCTCAAACAACTGCCATGGCAAAAGAAGCAGCTGGATTGATGAGAGCATATGGTCAGACTGCTGGTGATGTTGATAAGAATGTAATGACTCATGGTGAGTGGGAAAGATATGCTGTAAAGACTGGCAAACTTCCTCCACCAGTGCAGAGATGGGACCTAGACTCCCTCACCCCTGGTCCTTATAGTCACCCTGGTGGATTTTGGTCTACACAACAAGTGAAGTCCAAGGGTGGTGATCAAATGAGATCAAAAATTAAATCATTTTTATCTGGTTCTGCTCCACAAACATCAGGAGGACCTGTTTCTCAACCTTCATCTCCTGCTGAGTTTAAATCAGCAGAGGGTGTAGATGCATCTAATTTTGGTGTCTTCCAAAGTATGTCTGAGAGTCAGAGAAGTAGATTTCTTTCAGCACAAGTAGGCACTAGTGTTGATGGTGCAAGAGTTACATCAAAACTACAATTTCAATTACAAAAATATCTGGTAGCAGAGAGTAAGTTCAAGAGTCAACAAGCACAGGTAGTGTCTCCAAAGGAGACAGTTACATCACCATCATCTGCAATTTCTCCATCACAAACCACTAGAGTTTCACCTGGACCAAGACAACCATCTACTTCTGTTGTCACCACTGCTGCACAAAATGGTAGACAAGTACCACCAGGTGCAACACCACAATCTGCAGCATCTGGTGGTGCTCAAAATACTGTTCCTGTTTTTGATTCAACAGACTCTATGAACACTGAGACTCTTATCATCAAATCCATCTACAGTCTGGTAGGATAAAATGGCACTTCCACTTCTTCTCGCTGGTGCTAAGGGATTGTTGGCAGGTGCTGCCAAGCAGGGTCTCAAGAAAACTGCAACTGATGCTTTTAAAAAGAAAGCAAGGAATGTAGCAAAGAATAAAGCAAAACAGTTTCTTCAGAAAAAGAAGAAAGGTGCTCTAGCAAGAGTCACAGGAAAAGATGGTGCCCTTGTTAAGTCAAAAGGTGGTGCTCTTGCCAGGTCAATGGAAGGTGGTGGTGTTAGTGCTATTGTAAAGGCACCTCCCATCAAACCTAGAGATCCAAAAGTAACATCAACTGGTGGAAAGGTAGGATTTGAAAAGATCACTACTCAGGTAGGCAATCTTGTTAGTATATCAGGGTCAATTGATGACGCAATAAAAGGTCAGTATCAGGCAGAAGTTGAAGCAGCAAAAGAGAGAAGGAAACAACTTGCTGCTGCAAGGAGAAGAAGAAGAGAGAGACTGCTTGAAGGTGTCAAGGGAGCAGCAGGAGTTCTCTCAGGTATCATAGGTGGTGTAGCAGGTAAGTTTAACTTCCTTGACTTTATTAAAAACATTTTAATAGGTGGCATCCTTCTTTTCCTTCTTAAGAACTTTAAGAAGATTATGGGTGCTCTCACGTTCTTGAGAGATAATCTTTATCTTATATTCGCACTTACAAGAGGTGCATTTCAAGTATTTGGAAAGGGATTAGGACTGGTAGGTAAGATATTAAAAGGTGCTGTCAAGGGTGTTCTGAGATTTATAACAGGCACCATTAAGACTATATTCAAAACCACTGGTAAAATTCTAGTATCAGGTGTGAAGAACCTTGGCAAGATGCTAAGGTCTGTGGGCACTGCTATATTTGATTTTGGTAAGAATATTTTTAGATCTATAGTAAACTTTGCAAAGAAAGTTCCACTCCTTAAAAACGTAGTCAAATTTGCAGGTCAACTTGGAAACCTATTGAAGAGAGGTGGTAAAGGTGCATTTAATTTAATTAAGAGTCTTACTAAACCAGCATCTGCTGCAATCAAGGGTATCACAAAAACAGCATCTGCTGTTGGTGGTGCAGTAAGTAAAGCAGTTAAGGCACCTGGAACACTAATAACAAAGTTATTTGGTAAAGAAGCAGCAAAGAATTTTGGTGGCATCAGTAAGATGATGAAGGGTGTTGCAAAGGCAGCAAAGGGAATCAAGATTCCTATTGTTGGTCCTATTATTGTAGCAATCTCATCATTACTGTCTGGTGATCCACCAACAAAAACATTGTTCAAGGCAGTGGGTACTGGACTTGGTGAAGCACTTGGCACACTGATTCCAATTCCAGTTGTTGGAACAATTGTTGGTGGTTTGTTGGGTGAGTTTGGTGGTGAGTTATTATATGATCTTACTCAAGGTGGTGGTGTAGAAGCAGTTAAGAAAAAGATATTTGATAAGTTTCAAAGTGCATTGAATGTTGGTGGTAAAATACTTGACTTCTTTAAGGCAGGATTCTCAAGGTTGCTTAAGAACATTCCAATGATTAAACTGCCTGGTCTTAAACCAGGTGGCGGATGGCAGTGGTTAATTGACAGATTACCATATGTCTCTCAGGAAGCTAAAGACAATATCAAGAAGTTCCTGATGGAACCCAAGATCCCCAATATACTTTGGATGTTAAATCCATTTAATATATTGGACAAGGCAAAGATACTAAAGGATTCTTTCTTCCCTCCTAATTTTGAATCATCAACTCCTGCAGGTTTAGGTGGTGGTAATGCGCCATTGACAGCAATGGTTGAAGATCCCACTCAAGCAGTTCAACAGCAACAACAAGGACCACAAAATGCACCACAAAGTGGTAGTCCTGTGCCAATAAGTGGCACTATAAATCAAAAGTTATTGGCTACTGCAAAAATTGCAATGCAAGCTGGTTTTACTCCTGAACAAGCAAAGATAATGGCTGCAATTGCTGGTGGTGAATCTACATTTAGAGCAGATATAGTTAATGATAATCCAGCAACAAGAGATTTGTCCTATGGTCTGTGGCAAATTAATATGTATGATAAATTAGGACCAGCTAGAGTGAGTCAGTTTGGTCTTAGTTCTTATGATGACCTGAAAGATCCATTGACTAATGCAAGAGCTGCAAAAGCAATCTTTGATGCTCAAGGATATGAAGCTTGGGGAGCATATAAAGATGGTAATGCTGATAAGTTTATGACTGCTGCAAAGCAACTTGATTTGTCTAATGCTTCATCTCAACCACCAGCAGCAGAACCACCAGCAGCACAACCACAAACCAGAATGATACCTACTGCTGAAGCAACAGCAGCAAAAGCAACTCTTGCTACCATGCGCAAACAAGTAACAGAGATAGATGCATTGAGTGGTAACAAAGGTACAGGTGAATCTGTTAGGTTAAAGAATGTAGGTACTTTTGTAAGTGGTAGAAATTTCTTTGGTATGGGTGAGGATAAGTATTTTGATCCAGATGGTAATAAAATTACAGAAGATGAGTTTAGATCTACTATGGTTTCTCAAACTAAGAGATTGAATAGAAAAATGGAAGAGACAACATCTCAGACAGTCTCCTCCTCTCCTCCAGTAGCAGCACTCTCTCAGATGGTTCCTAATCCAAGTCATGGACCAACACAACCTGGTGCTCCTGTGACATCACCTGCAACAACAGAAACATACAGTGGATTGACAGATGTGATATCAGACAGGGCAATGACTGTAAATTATGGTGAGGCAACTGGTCCAGTGAGAACAAGAGGAAGAAGTGGTAGTCATGGTGGTGTGGATATAGGAACAGGAAAACAGAAAGGATGGTATGTTGCTTTTAAGTTAAAAGGCACTGTAAGTTTGAACTCTTACTTGAGTGGGTATGGTAATACCCTCATCATTAATGTTGGTGATAAAGACTTCTTGTTTGCTCACCTTGCTCAACCCTCACCATTAAAGAAGGGTACACCATATAATGGTGAAGTTATTGGAGAGATTGGAAATACAGGTAGAGGAAGTGGTGAACACTTACACTTTGAGGTTAGACCTGCCATGGGAGGTGGAGGTTCTGACATAGACCCTGAACCATATATCAAGCATCTTGTTATTGGTAGAATGGGTGATGGTTCTGCTGTCACCACTAGACCTGCTGCTCCAAAAATTACACAAGGTCCCTCTGCACAAATGCAACCAAGTCCTAGTGTAGTGCCACCTGGTCCAGCTACAAGAAACATTGAACATTATCCATCATATGATCTTGGAGATAATAATGTGTATATTATAGGACCTAGTGGACAACCACAACCTGTAATGCCAGGTGGTGGAAGGAAGTCAAGTGTGATGAGGACAGGTGTCTCTACAAAATCCATGTTAAATAGTTACTATAAACAACAACTCTTAGGGTTACTTTATAAAGTAGGATAATGCCAAAACTTACTGAAGCAGGTGATATTAAAGATTTTAGTATCAGTTCTAATTCTAAAAACTTTTCAATTGATATCTCACCAAGTGTTGTTGAGTTTAGATACTTTGAAAGTGTCTTGTCAAATACTGTAACTGCAACAGCAGTTGTAATTGATACTGGTGTGCAAGAGGGAAGTAAAGTTGGAGAAGGAAGTATTATTGATGCTCTTCCTATAAGGGGTGGTGAGAGAACAGATATAACTGTAGTTGATAACTATGGGACTGAGATGGTTTTTGAACTCTATGTGAATAGAGTAAGAAACGCACAACCAGGGACATCACAAGAGGTATTCTTTATTGACTTTTCCTCAAGAGAATACTTTGCTAATGAGCAGATGAGAATAACTAAGAGATACAAAGATGCTCCCATATCTACTCATGTTTCAGATATAAGTAGCCTATTGGGTATTACTAACATAGACATTGATGATACTACAGGCAACTATAACTTCTATGGTAATGATAGGAAAGCGTTTTATATTCTTACTTGGTTAGCATCCAAGGCAATTCCTGGTTCATCTGGACAAGGTTCTGCTCTTGGTGGGACAGCAGGTTACATGTTCTATCAAACATTAGATGGACACTTTTTTAAATCTATTGACAATCTTCTTGACCAAGAACCAAAAAAGACTTATATTTACACAGGAAGTATTGGACTTCCTGATGATGAAGATTATGATGGTAAGATATTATCATATAAAATCAATGCTGACATTGATGTTCAGCAGAATCTAGCACTAGGTGTTTACAATAACAGAACCATATTTTTTGATCCATTGAGTTTCAGTTATGTTGTTCAGGGTTTTGACACTAAACAACAATCTGGAAAGATCACCACTGCTGGTGAAGAAGAGGCAACTGCTGCTAACTTATTGAATCCTCAACTCATTGAGACACCATCTAGATTAATGTCAAGAGTATTGGATGTTGGTTGGAATCAACCAGGCACTGGTGATGATCAAATTCCAGGTGTTAGAGATGGTAATGTACCAAAACCAAATGATATTGCCACTAAGAACCTTGTGCAATCTGTGATGAGATACAACCAGTTGTTCACTATTCAAACTGAGATAAAAGTTCCTGGTGACTTCTCTCTAAGGGCTGGTGATATCATCAAATGTATCTTCCCACAAATTGGTCCAGCAGATACAACTGGTCCAATAAATAATGAAACAAGTGGTGAGTATATGATTGCTCACGTGTGTCATAGGACTACACCAAAAGACACTTTTTCAAGTCTCACATTAGTGAGAGACTCATATAGGGTTAAGAATGATTGATCAAGGTTTTCTCAAATCACATTTTTTAGGAAGAGACGGATTTGTCTGGTGGATAGGACAAGTTGCGCCTGAAGAAACTTGGTTAAGAAATTTTGGAGCAGGTGAGTTGGAGGATGCTGCTTCAGAAGAGGCAGGATTTGGAGAGAGATATAGAGTTCGCATTATGGGTTACCATACTGCGAATAAACAAGACATTCCTGATGATGAGTTGCCATTTGCTTCCATCATGTATCCAGTAACTGCTGGTGCTGGTGGTGATGCTGCTCAAACTTCAAATATAAGACAAGGTAATTTTGTATTTGGTTTCTTCCTTGATGGTGAAGAGGCGCAGCAACCTGTTATCATGGGTTTGATAGGTTATAATGACTATCAAAGTGTCATGGAGGCTGTGCCTAGCATTGGTTTTAAACCTTTCTATGGTCTTGAAAAAAAGAAACCAGCAGGTGGTGAAACACATAAAACACAAACTGAAAGAGTATCCACTCTTACTATTGCCAATACTCAGGGCAATCAAGGAACACAAACTGTTGCTGAGTCAACAGGCACTAGTGCAACTGATGCAACAGCAACTAGAGTAGTCAGTATTAATGCACACAAAAATAGAAAAACAAAAGTAGTACACAAACAAGCTAAAGATCCAACTGAGAGAATCCCAAAATACATTGCTTCTGCTGACCCCAATGAGATGCCCATCAAGGGTATGCAAAAGGCATTGCAGAGAGCTATTCAACAAATTGAGCAACTTAAAAAAAGCATAAGAGAAATTGGTGATGAACAAATTGAAAGATTAGAAGCAGTTGAAGCAGAGATAAATGCAAAGATAGAAGAGGCATCAACTTTCATTGCAGGTGCAGTAAAATATCTCTATCAAATGATTGAAGAGAACATCTTCAAGAAAATGGATGGAGCATTTAAAAAAGTTCTGGCACTTACACGTCCAAGTGAAACTGAAGTGGCAAAGACCACCATTGATAAGGTATTAGAAACTTTAGCCTGCTTCTTTAGAAAGTTATTTGCTGGTCTGCTTGGCATGGTCAGTGACTTTATCAAAGAAGCAGTTGATAAAATTGTCAATGTCCCAACTTGTTTTGTTGAAAAATTTGCAGGTAATGTTCTAGGAACTGTCAGTGGATTCCTTGGTAGCGCAATGGATTCAATTCAAGGAATGGTAGAGGGGGTAGTTGATCTGGCAGGACAAGGACTTGATCTTGCTGGTGATGTGATGGGTATGGTTGGAAATCTCTTATCATTCCTTAATTGTGATGATATTCCTGAAAACTCACCAGTCAGTGAGTGGAGTCACCTTTATGGATCAGGTTCACAGTTTGGTAAAGGTGATGTTGCAAATGTCCTGAACAAAGCAAAAGAATATGCAGGTGCTGTTCAACAAGGTGGTTTAGATGCTCTTGACAATTTCAATTTTGCAGATAACACAGACTTTAGCAATATTTTAGATGTAGGTAGTCAACTTGATGGTTGTATGACTGATGAGTTTCCTTGTGGTCCTCCAAATCTAAACATCTTTGGATCACAGCAAGGGGCAGGTGCTGCTGGTAATCTTGTAATCAATGCTGCTGGATCTGTCATTGGTGTTGATATGCAGAGTTTTGGTATTGGATATGATGATCAAGCAAGAGCAAATGTTATTGATGATTGTGGTAATGGAAGGGGTGCTGTTATAAGACCTGTTTTTGGTGATGTTAATAATAATTTTTCAAATAGTGATAGAGATAGAGTAAATAATAGAAGTGTTAATTCTGGTACACCTGCTACCTCACCAGACAGTCTTGGTTTTGGACCATTTGATCCATCACCATATCCTTTTAATGAAAATACTGATGACTCAATAAGAAGAGATCCATATAGTCCTAAAACAAAGGCATTTGGAACACCATCTTATGGTTTAGGTCCTAGTTTCTCTAAGATTGGTAAAAGATCTCCAAAGCAACAACTCAAAATTAGAGAAGAGGATAGCATTGTAAAATTTACAATGGAAACCTTCTCAATTCCTGTTGCAAAAACAAAAGAGAAACCTGTTATCAAATTTGTCCTTCAGGACAAGTCAATTCTTAATAATATTGACACTGATTTTGACTTTTCTCCTGAAGATCAGTCAGGAAAAGGTAGACTTCAAGATGGACAAGTAGTTGTAGGTGCTGGCAAATCACAATTTACTATTGCACCAAAGGAAACTATTTTAAGTGATGGTCTTGAACTTGAATTTAGAGAAGCCTTTGAGGGTGGTCAGAGACAAAGAGTTGTAGAAGATAAATGTTACATTGTAAGAGGATTTCAATTTAACGGTGAACCACTTTTTAATCCATTAAAAATTAGTAATGATGGTAAGTGTGTACAACTTGATGATGTATTTGGAAGAAAAGTAACAAGAGAGCAAAGAACTAGAACTATTCGTAGTGAGAGAACAACTGTTCCTATCACTTGGGTACTTGGTAATCAAAGAGAAAGAACTCTATATGCACAGAATCCAACCACATATTTTAAAGGTAAAATTAAAAAAAATAATACAAGAATTGATCTCTTAGATGGGCATGGTGATGATACCAATGCATCTTTTGAAATTACAAATGGTGATGCAAGGTTTAGTGATGATGGACTTTTTATAATTGGAAAGGGAACTATTGAATGTACATTATTCTGGGACGATAAACCAAGCAAAGCAGACATTGCCATTGAATACATTGAGATTGAAGGAAGAGAAGTAAGGCATGTTGGTGATAGTAAAAAGAGAAATAGATGGACACAAACTGAAGATGAAGAAGCAACTGAACCAACAGAAGAAGGAAAAGATAGAGAGACCTTCAGACTTGATGAACAGACAAGAATTGAAACCTATTGGGTTGAAAAACTTGATCCAGGAGAAAGTGATGAGGATTATAATGACTTAGTTATTTGTGCTAAGAGAGGTAAATTCAAGCTTCCTAAGTCAGCAAGACTGAGAAGAGAGGGTGCTGTTCTTTATTGTTTATCAGAAAAAGAAGTAACTCCAGATCCTACAGATCCAGTTATTCCTACTCCAATACCACCACCTACAACTCCTGCACTGGTTCCAGGTGGATATACATTCCCATCACCTGGTCCAACAGATGGTGGTATTCCAGGTATTTTGACACCTGGACCAAGTAAGAACTCTACATTCCATCCATTCCCTGGATCAACAACTTTGGGACCTGGTAAGTGGGTTCCTGGTCCTATTCCTCCTGGTGGTGGTGGACCTCATGTAGGACCTGCCGTGTTTATCCATGATAATTTATTATTTGGTGAACTAGTTGGTCAACAAGGAACACCATTCCCAGGCACTGGTCCTGAGGGTTCATTAGCACCATTTACTGGTGGAGGTGGTGGAACTCCTGGTTCTATACCCCCAGGTGGATTTAATCCTGGTGATCCTGGCAGCATTCCACCATCATGGAATCCTGGTGGTGTAGGTGGTGGTGGACCTGGTGGTATTCCACCAGGTGGAATTGGTCCTGGTCCTGGTGACCCAGGAGGTTTTGGTCCTCCACTTGGTCCTCCAAACACTGATACTACTGCACCACCTGGAACAATTGGACCTGGAGACCCTTCAGATCCAGGTGGAATTGGTCCAGGTGATCCTGGTACTCCTCCTGGAGAGCCAGGAGGTATCAGTCCTGGAGGTGGTGGTACACCAATCACTGTTTTACCACCTGGTCCTGGTACTTTCTACCCTGATAAAACACCAAATTATGGTCCCATTGTAGGCATTCCTGTATATCCAGGAACTATGGTTCCACCAGATCTTGGTGGCATAGACGGTCCTGGTATTGGTATTGTTGATATCATCATTGAAGATGGTGGTTTTGGATATTTACCAACAGAAGATGGAAGCACTGGTGGTGATGGAAGAACTTATTCTACTCCTGATGAAACAAGGATTAGATATAGTGATGGTGTGAAAGAAGTCCCTGCTGGTCCTGGATCAAGAATTTGTCTTGATGAAGGTGATACAATTATTCTACCTGCAGGAACCACTGTAACAACTGAACCATTTGATGGTGAGGGTGGTGGTGAAATAATTAAAGGTGGTTCTCCACATATTATGCAGAGACCTGGATGTTTAACTACCCCACAAGCAGGTGAGAGACCAGCATCTCAAAATACTTATCCTATTCTGATGTATCTTTGTGATGTTATTGTCAAGAGACCAGGTTTTGGGTATAAAAATACTGATAGGGTAATTATTAACCCATCCATGGGAGCTGAAGCAGAGTTAGTTGTTGATAAGTTTGGAAGAATATCAGATGTTATTATTACTAAACCAGGTGAAGGATTCCAAGTGATTCCAGAGATAACAATTGAGAGTTCAACTGGACAGAATGCAGTGTTACTAGCAAAACTTTGTATAGATAGAGTGAGAGACATTTCACTTGTTGATCAAGAAAAAGTTATTCAAGTAGTTGATTGTGTAGGTAAGTTTTAATGTCAGCAAAGATCAATTATGAAGCCTATAGATTAGGCACTAAAGATGGTGAGATCAAATTTGGTCACATCTCAGATAACCAGCAAATTTATTCAGTTTATCTGAATAATTACATGACTGCTGATAAGCACTATATTGCTATGGTACAGACAGGTGAATTAGATTGGCAGAGGGATAGCACACTTTGTAGATCTATGGGTTCTTTTTCTGTCATTGCTGGTGACAGAGCTAAGGATGGAACACCATCAATTGATTTAACTGCAAATAGTGGAGATATTATTCTTTCTGCCCCAAGTGGTAGAATCAAACTCATGGCAAAAGATATTGAGTTTATCGCTAGTGGAGACACTGGTGAGACTGGTAATATCAGAATGAAAGCAAATGAGAAGATTGTTTTAGATGCTGGACAAATTGTTGATATTCATGCTAAAGTATCAATTAAAATTGTATCAGATAAAGATGTTGAAACTATTGCTAGAGGTATCTTGAATCTGATTGGCAATTTTGTGAACATGACAGATGGTAATGATGTTGGATGTGCAGCTGTTGGGAGAATAAGAAAGGGTGGTTCAGTAACAGATGCAAGAGAAGCAGCAGCTAACATGACAGGAGGTTAAGATGTCAAGTGTAGGTAATTTTCACGTAGGTGGACAGTTAGAAGTTGGTGAGGGAAAACCAGAGCAATTTGGTAGAGAGGTCACTAAGGTAAGAGGAAGTTCTTACATTGAGGGTCCAGAGATGGTGGGTGATCCATCTCAGTTTGCAGTTCCAGTTTTTGAGAGAGCAAGTTTGATGGCAGGACAAACTGCCAATCCAGATACTGTTTCTCCTGCGTTTGCTGGTCCTCCTTTTTATGCATTCTTTGCCACCACATTTGCTAGGATCAAGAGTTTCCTTAAGGTAGATACCCTTCTTACAGTAAAGATTATTAAGTCAAAAGTAATCTACACTGAAGTATTGATGGCAAAGATTAAGAACTTTGCTATCCCACACCCAACTCTTCCTAATACAAATCTAGTTTATGCGTGTCTTGAAGGACCAGAGAATGCTGTCTATGTTAGAGGTGTGTTAAAGAATAAAGATACAATTCAATTGCCAGAAGTCTGGAAGGATATTGTTTCACCAAATTCTATTACAGTATCTCTAACATCAGTTGGTATTGATCAGGGGTTGATGGTTAAGAGAGTTGCAAATAATCAAGTGGTAGTTCAGGCAAAACCAGGTCTTCCTATTCATTGTCACTACCATATCTTTGCAGAAAGAAATGATGTAGAAAAACTTGTAACAGAGGTTCCATTATGACTTGGACTGGTCTTTTTCCAGGAAATCCTAAGGGTGGTGTAGAGGGTTCTCTTCCATTTAGATTTGAGAACTTTGGTACATTTGCTGGTCCACAGAATAGTTCTACAAACTATGACTATGATAAAGCAAGTATGGAAGGTTCATGGACTGAATCAGTTCCTGGTGACTATGCGTTTAAGAACGTAGACCTTGGTGCTTATCTTTACAATAATGAGACAAATTATGTTGGATTTCATTGTGATGGGGTTTCAACAGCACAAATGTATCTTCAACATAGTGCTGGCAACATTCCTATCTTTAATGTTTTTGCTGATACAACAAATGTTACAGGAAATATTAATGTTGTTGGTAATATTGTAGCAACTGGTGATATTAAAGCTATTGGAAACTTAAGTTGCAATGGTAACTTTACCTTTACTGGTCCAATGAATCTCACTGGAGTGGGTGATGTAGCAACAAAAATCAATAGTAAATTAGATGCTTCTTCTAAGGGATTTGATATTAAGCATCCTAACAAAGAGGGACATAGATTAAGACATATTTGTGTAGAGGGTCCAGAGGATGGTCCAATCTATGTTAGAGGTAAATTGGAAGGTAATCTTTTAAAACTCCCTGATTATTGGGATGGTCTGGTTGATAAAGAAAGTATCAGTGTTCATCTCACTCCAATTGGTTCTTATCAAGAACTTTTTGTTGAAAAGATTGAGTGGGGTAAGAATGTTTATATTAAGAATGCTAGTGGTGGTCCAGTAAAATGCTACTACCAAGTATGGGCTGCTAGACAATATGAAGAGAAACTTCATGTTGAATATGAAGGTGAAACACCTGCTGATTACCCAGGTGATAACTCACATTTCTCAATTGCTGGATACGATTATGATAGGAGAGGAAACTAATGGGATTTGCAGTAACATCATATCAAGATGAGGCAGTTGGTATTTTATCAGCAAGAATTATTTCGCTTGACCAGACTCTTAATTTTCCTGAAAGTGTGACTCAAGTTAAGGTTGATGAGGATAGGTATGAGATGTTTAAGCAACCTGCCTCAAAGATAGATGCTAATATTTTGAGCAGATTTGTTGATCCTATCAATGGGGCTAAACAAAATGTTGTAAACACTGGAACAGCAGCTAATTTTTTAAATAATTATGAATTTTATTCTAGTGAAAGTGATGCAATCAATAAACTAAACAGCATATATGGTGACTTTACTGATCCTGATGGACTTTATTCCTTTAGGGAAGCAGCACCTGTCATTGGTTTCACAGGACTTGGCACTCATCCTCCAGCTGGTAATTTTTCTGCTGGTATCGCTGTGTCAGATGCTAGTGGAGGATCTGGAGTTCTTGCTTTTGACTTTACTCCACAGGTAGGAGTTACAACTTCGTGTATTGTAAGATCAATTACTAGAAGTTTTTCATCTGGTATAGGAAATACTATTTACTTTGGTGGAAGTGCTTATGCTTCTAATCAGACTATTAATTTTATTGGAATAGCATCAATTTATAAGGATGTTGATGTGATGCACTTCCACCCCAATCTTGAACCACCTGACCCTGGAACAGATGATATATTTGGTGATTCATCGAATGTTATTCTTACATCATCCAATAAAGGCATTGGATTTGCCAATACATTTTTTCCAAATGGTTTAAACACTTCTCTTACAGCACCAGTTCCAAACTTAGATACATTTGTTCAATGCACACCATCACCTCCATTGATTGGTGAAGTTTTTACTTTCAATACAACTTCTGGATCATCACAAAATACCACAATTTCTACTAATAAAACTATTGTAGAAAATTTAAGATTTGGTATATTGTCAAATATAAAAGATGTTGGTGTTGGATCATTTAATCAAGCAGCTGTTGAAGTTAAGAAACAAAAGAAGTCACATGCTGTTAATACATGGTCTGGAAAGAGAATGAGAGTTGTGGCAGGACAAGATAAAGTAGGTTTTGAAGCTTGCATTGAGATTCTCACTGACCCCTCATACCAGGATTAGAACTGGCACACTGCCCTTGACTCTGCCCACACTCTGCCCTATACTAAGGAAGTCAAAACAAATCCTATGACCTCCTCCTACCAACCAGATGACTACTACCTTGACAATGAAGATGATGAGTATCTGACCAAAGTTGTTGTGGATACTTGTTCACGCAAGTTCTACTTGTACTCTAATGTAGGTGATACAAGAGAAGTTGATTGTGATAATGTAGATGAGTTCATGAATGTGTTGGAGTTAGTCAGAGCTGTGTGTGATGATGAGATTGTTTCATACTCTGAACCCCTGGTCAAAAACCAACTTTGATTCCAAAAAAGGGGCAAAAAATTCTCCAGGAAAAAATTGACCCCCTTTACTTTTTTATGAACTATTACAAAGCAGATTTTTACAAAGAAATCCTTAGGTGTTATGAGTATGAGACCAGAAACGCGTCAATCTATGGAAATGTTATTCACTGCAAAGTGGAATCTTCCAAAAGCAGCAAAAAATTGCAATCTAAGCAATAAAGAGATGAAAATCACATTCAATGAGTATTGTGCATTTCATCCACCCACTTGGGAACTTAATGGGAGTGTGGCGGAATAGGTAGACGCACCAGACTTAAAATCTGTTGTCATTTGATGACGTGAGAGTTCAAGTCTCTCCACTCCCATGATATATAAGGTGCCCTTGTGGCATTAATATACACAATACACCTTATATGTACCCAACACCAAACAAATACGACAAAATTTACACAAAATCCAGAAACCCATACAAAAAGAATATTCCAGTAGAAAAACTCATAGATGAAAAGTATAATCAACTTAGATTTTATTTCAGATGTGAAAGTTCATTCTTCAATAGGACAATGAAAGTCAATCTTTGGTACTCAGAGCACTCCAGTAAATGGAGATGGACTTTAAGTTGTGATGAAGACCCCAAAATACAAGAAAGTGGTGGTCAGGAAGATTTGAGAGAGGCAATGAATGATATTGCTAATACAGTAGAATATTTAAGGGCAACTAAATAAGTTGTGTGAAGGAAGTGTAAGAGGGAGGGGTACATCCCCTCTCTTTTTTTGCGGATAAATAAGTCATAATAGAAAGTCTGCGTAGAGAAATGCCCTTAGCACGTCTTGATAATTTCCTGAAGAATGTAAGAGGAAATATCCTTTATGTCAGTCCCAATGACCTAGATTCTACTGACTCAATTGAGAATCAGGGTAATTCTGCAGCACGTCCTTTTAAGACCATTCAAAGGGCACTAATTGAGGCAGCAAGATTCTCATATCAGAAGGGATTGGACAATGATAGATTTGGTAAAACCACCATTCTATTGATGCCTGGTGATCACCTTATTGATAATAGACCAGGATTCATACCACTTACAGGGACAAATTATCTCCAAAGAAATGGTAATGAAACAACAGGTTTTTCTGCTTTTGATGCAAATACCAATTTTGATGTAGAATCTCCAGATAATGCATTATACAAGTTAAACAGTGTGCATGGTGGTGTCATTGTACCCAGAGGTACGTCTCTTGTTGGTTATGATCTGAGAAAGACAAAGATCAGACCACTTTATGTTCCAGATCCTACCAATTCAAATATTGAAAGATCTGCCATCTTTAGAATAACTGGTGGATGTTATTTCTGGCAGATGACATTCTTTGATGGTAGACCAAATGGATTAGTTTATAAGAACTACACACCATCACAGTTTGTTCCAAACTTCTCACACCATAAAGTAACTTGCTTTGAGTATGCTGATGGTGTAAACAAGGTTTATATTAATGATGCTTTTAATGTAAACAAGCAGTTTGATAGAACTGACCTTGACATGTATTATGAGAAGGTTGGTCTGGCATATGGACCTGCTTCTGGCAGAACAATTGAACCTGACTTCCCATCATCTGGACTTGATATTCAGGCAAAAGTTGATGAATTTAGAATTGTTGGACCTAAGGGTGGTGCTGTAGGAATCTCTACAATTAAAGCAGGAGATGGTTCAACTGGAACCAAAACAATTACAGTCAACCTTGGAACAGGTGCTGGTAATGTTCAGGGCATTGATGGTCTCCAAGTAGACACAATGTTCCAGGTGAATGATTGTGCTGATTCTGCCTACAATGGACAATATGTTGTAGACAGCATCACTAAGGTAGATGGTGTTACAGGAAGAGTCCTTGAATTCACATATCAAGTTCCTGTAATTCCAACTGATGCATTAGAGAATCCAGCTTCTGCAACTATTACTTTAGATACTGATACTGTTAAGTCTGCATCGCCATACATCTTTAATATCTCATTGAGATCAGTGTATGGCATGTGTGGTATGCACGCTGATGGTAATAAGGCAGGTGGATTCAAGTCCATGGTTGTGGCACAGTTTACTGGTGTGTCACTCCAAAAGGATGACCAAGCATTCATCAAGTATAAGACTGATGGAACATTTGAGAGAGGAACACCAAATATTCATAGTGATGGTGATGCTAAGTATCACCCAGATTATTATAGTTTTCACATTAAGGCATCAAACAATGCAGTAATCCAGATTGTATCTGTATTTGCTATTGGATATGCACAACAATTCCTTACAGAGTCTGGTGGTGACTTCTCAGTTACCAACTCTAACTCTAACTTTGGTGAGATTGCTCTCAATTCAATAAGTTATCAAGAAGAGGCATTTGCTAAAGATGATGTAGGATATATCACACACATTATTCCACCACAGGAGATTACATCTGGCAACTTTAACCTTGAATATGATGCCATTGATGTTCTTAAGACATTGAGTGTTGCTGCAGGTGCTGCAACAACAACAAAACTCTTCTTGACAGAAAAAACTAATGTTGATGATGCTCCAAATACCCTTGTACAGGGATATAGAATTGGTGCTGCTGTAAATGATACAATTAATGTAGGTATTTCATCTGATATCACAGGCACCAAGAGTTATGCTTCTAGGATTGTAATGCCTGGAACCACAGATATTGCTTCTATGAAGGAGTTCACTGTTGGAAGAGTAGGATCTGCAAACAGTATTACTAGTGATATCCTTACCCTGACTCAAGATCATACCTTCATTAATGGTGAGACAATCAGATTTATCTCTGAAGATGCTAGACTACCTGATGGACTTGAGAATAACAAAGTTTATTTTGCAATCACAGATGGTTTAAATGCTGATCAACTTAAGGTTGCATCAACATTTACTGAGGCATCTGCTGGTCAACAAATCCCTCTGAATAACCTTGGTGGTTCAATTAAGGTACAGAGTAGGGTAAGTGACAAGATTGTTGGAGATTTGGGTCACCCAATTCAGTTTGATACTATCAATGAGCAATGGTATATTACTGTACCCACAGATTTGTCATTGAATAGCATTTACCATGCTATTAAGGGTATTGGATCTGGCATTGTAGGTGATGCAACTTCAAGAACCTTTATCACAAGAAAATCTGACACCAGACCACTTGGTGATAAGATCTATAAGTTTAGATATGTTCTTCCAGCTGGCGCTGGCATTTCATCTGCTAGACAACCTCTCACTTCATATGTTGTTGAAGAGTCAAATACTGTTATTGGTGCAACCAATGCTGAGGTAGCACTGCAATTCAGTCCCACTCCTCAGACAATGAGTAATCAGTCTGAATTAAGAAACTTTAGATTCATCAAGAATGCTGTAACTGATGGTACATTTAATTACTTCACTAGTGAGATTCCTCATGGTCTTACGCTTGGTTCAGAGGTAAGAATTAATCAGGTCACCAGCACAGCAAACCCAATTGGTATTGCAAATTCAGGATATAACCAGAAGTACACTGTTGTTTCAGTTCCCAAATCTGATCAATTTGTTGTTCAAATGGGCACTCAGAACCCAGGAACATTCTCAAATAACACATCACAAAGAAACACAAGTCTTCCTAACTTCAATAGAGTTAAGGCACCTAATAACTATTTCATCTATGATGTAAACACGATTAATGAATATAAGACTGGTGTTCAAGATGGTGTTTACTATCTGACCATTGTTGATGCTACTAATACTCCTACCATTGCACCATATAATGACAGACTGAAGTTTGCCTTCCCACAACCAATTAAGGATCTATTCCCACAATATGATAGAGACAATCCCAATTCAAACCCTGATGCTGCCACAGCATATGCTTCATCTAGAACACTGGGTAATGTAGAGATTGATGATCCTAAGCACTCTCTTACAAGATTTGTTGCCTCTCAGGGTCAGGTTGACCTTGCTGTTGGTTTTGGTATCACTGATATTGTATCTAACTCTGCTGGTACTGCTCATACAATCTTTACTAAGACTGAGCATGGTCTCAATAGAATTACAAATGTAAGTCTTGTTGGTGGAGCACCTGCTGGTCAGGGTTATGGTAACAATACTGGTGGTGTAGAAAGTCTTTATAATGCCACACTTACAGGTGGAAATGGTATAGATGCAAGTGCCAGAATCACAGTTAACTCTTCTGGTTCAATCACAAATGTTGAGATTATGAACCCAGGTTCAGATTATCTGGTTGGTGATCTTCTTACAATCACTGGTACATCAACATTTTCACCATTTGTATCTGCACAAGTTAGAGTAGACAATATTCTCAATAATGTTGGAGACACTATAAGAGTTGAGAATATCACATCATTTGAAAGAAAAGAATACAATAAACTGTATGAAATTACAGGAATTTCTACAAATAAGGAACTCCAAGTTTTATCAATTGGTGGAACAATTACAAATCCATCATTTACTGGAATTGGTGCTACAGTAACAGGTGGTGCATTTGGCACACTCACAGGTATTGGTCTTACTGTAGATAATACAAAGTTTGTCTATGATAATACTTCAGGTATTGCCACTGTAACTACACTGGTTAATCATGGATTTAGAGCAAATAATCAAATCACAATTGATGGATCAAGTGCATCATTGTTCAATGGTGATTTCATTGTTAAAAAGATTGTTGGTCTGACTACCTTTACTGTTGATATTGGTAAGAATGATACAACACCAAGTATCAGTGGCACTGTAAGAGCATATACACCAGGTTTGATTCCACAACCAGGTATCATCAACTTGTTTGATGAAAACTTTGGTGGTAGAGTTCTTAATGTTTATGATAACCTGACAGCACAACTTTCATCACCTATCTCAACATTAGTCACTGATGAAGTCAATATTACCAATCTGAGTAACTTTGACTTTAAGATTGGTGACTATATGAGAATTGATGATGAGATTATGAGAATTAAGACATCTGTTACCTCTAACCCAGTAAAGGTATTCAGAGGTCTGATGGGAACTAAGACAGCAACTCACATTTCAGGTTCTGTTGTAAGAAGAATTCTTGTAGAACCAATTGAACTTAGAAGACCATCTATCATCAGAGCATCTGGTCATACCTTTGAATATCTTGGTTTTGGTCCTGGAAACTACTCTACTGCGCTGCCTGAGAAGCAGTCTAAGCAACCTACAACTAAGGAGCAACTTGCTACTCAATCATTCAATAGTGCTGGTGGTATTACAGTATTCACTGGAATGAATGACAGAGGTGACTTCTTTGTTGGTAATAAGAAGATTTCATCTAACACTGGTAAGGAAGAGGTATTTGATACTCCAATTCCAACAGTTACTGGTGAAGACATCTTCTCTGTTGGTACTGATACTGGTATTGATATCATCAACCCTGCTGAGGTTACAGTCTCCAGAGCAATTAAGGTTGAAGGTGGTAACACTGGTAGTCTTCTTTCACAGTTTGATGGTCCTGTACTTTTCAATAAGAAGATTACTTCCACATCTTCAGAAGGTATTGAGGCAAACCATGTATTCATTCAGGGTGATGCAACTGTTTCAAGAAAATACTCTGTTGGTATTGCCACTCCTACAAATTCTGCCACAGCAGGTGATGTTGTTTGGAAAGCACAACCTGAAGAAGGTTCAAATTCTGGTTGGGTTTATACTACTGACAATGAGTGGTATCCATTCAGCAATATCAGCATAGACAAAGATAAACAAATCTATATCTTTGATGGTGTTGGAGTTGGCACAACTTCACCTGGAACTAATACATTCCAAGTTGGTTCAGGAACATCATTGGTTGCCATTGATGGTAATGGTGGTGTTGGTATTGGAACCACTGCTAATGGATATGATATTAGAACCAATGGTGATGGCATCTTTGTTGGTTCAGGTGGCACATACTTTGGTGATGGTTCAGGACTTTATGGTCTATTGAATGATAGTTTGTTTAGTGGTGTTACATCTGGTCTTGGAACAGGTATTCATCCTATCTCTAACTTCAATGTTGGTATTGGAACCACAGTATTTGATGACACCTTTACTCTGCAACTTGGATCTCCAGGAACAGGCAAGACTGACTTGTTAGTTAATAATAAGTCAAGATTCTCATCAACAGTGGACTTTGAAAGTGATGTAAACATCACAGGTAAACTGAATTTAACTAACTTTGATATTGATTCTTCAACATCAAATATGACAGTTGGCATCCTGACTGCCACTGAAATTTGTATAGGCACTGGTTGTACTATTCTTGCTGTCAAATCAACTGGTGTTGGTATAAATTCTACTCAACCAAGCGCTGCACTTGATGTTGTTGAACCTGCAAGACTTCAGAGCACATATGAAATTCCTAAAACTGTAACAAGTTCATCAAACGTTATTACTTTAAAACTTGATGAAGCAAACACCTTCTTACATAGCACAACTGAAAATGTAAATAAATTTGTTCTTGAGGGTGTAAAGGCAGGAAGTTCTGCATCATTTACAATCAAAATTGTACAAGGAAGCACACCAAGAACAGTTGCAGTTGACAGTTTTGAAACAACAGGGGGATCTGCAATTCCAGTTTATTGGCCTGGAGGAGTTATTCCTGTATTGACAAATACAGGAGCAGCAATTGATGTTTATTCTTATGTGACATTTGATGGTGGCACATCACTCTATGGAGTTGTAGGAGGACAGAACTTCTCATGATAGGGTTTAAACATGCTAGACAAGTAAATTCATTTCTGGATCTTAATGGTCCAACATTATCCACACTTAAATCAATTGGTTCAGAATCAGGAACTGAATCTACAATAACAATTTCACCTGCATTACCAGATGGCACAACCACAATTGATTTAGAAACAATTGGTGATTTTTCAAATTTTGAATCATCAAAGATTTACACCATGGTTTCAAATGGTAATTTTTTAATGACAGTCACATTACAGGGTGCTGCTGGTGGTCCAGGTGATGTTGCTGAAAACTTTGGAGAAGGTGGTAAAGGTGGTAATGTTACAGGAACAGTTAGTTTTGAAAAGGGACAGTCATATACACTTGTAATTGGATCTAAAGGCACACATAATGGTGGTGCTGGCGCAGTAGGTGGAGGTGCTGCTTCTGGCGGTTCTGATAATTCTCAAACATCACCCACAAAAGGAGGGGCAGGTGGATCTGGTGGTGGTTATACTGGTTTATTTAAAGGCACTGTTTCACAAGCAAATGCACTTTTGATTGCAGGTGGTGGTGGAGGAGGTTCATTTGAAACTGACCCTGATGATGATGGAGGATTTAATCCAGATAGAAAGGCAGATGGTGGAGATGGTGGTGGATTGCAAGGTGGATTTGTAAATCCTACTGACAGAAATGTATCAAATACATCTCTTTCAGGCACAGGTGGAACACAATTAAGTGCTGGAAGTGGTGGAAAAAGTATAGAAGGTGGTCAAGGAGTTTATGCAGGATCAAATGGTTCTGCTCTTCAAGGCGGCGCTGGAAGTCCTTATAATGATACTGGTGGTGGTGGAGGTGGATATTTTGGTGGAGGTGGTGGTGGTTATCAAGCATCCACTATTAATGGTTCAGGTGGTGGTGGATCAGGATTTATTTCTGTCACAAACATAGTTAATGGTTTTTTTGAAAAAGCTTCAAATACTGGTGGTGGTAGAGTAACTGTTTTTGGAACAAGTTATGAAAATAGATCTAAAATTCTTACTGGTATTGCAACAGCATTATTTCCATCTGGTCAAACAAAAAGAAATACAAATACTGGTGAGTTAAAATATCAATGGTATGAGGAAGGAGTAGGTCCTCTCTCAGAATCAACAAATTTAGTTGGAACAGCAACAACAACTCTTACAATAAACAACACACTTTTTGCAGATAATGGAAGAAAATTCTTCTTAAGAGCAAATTATGAAAATTCTGCATATTTTCAAACAGGAATTGCAAAATCAACTGCTAATGCTATAAATGAACCATTTGATTCGGGTTTGTTTACCCTATCAATTCCGCCAAGAATTGAAATTAAATCTCAACCAGTTTCTCAGACAACAATTACAAATAATAATGCCACATTTGAGATTACTGCATCTATTCAAGATGGGTCAAATGAAAAATTGGTTTTTGATTGGCAATTCAATGGTCAGTCATTAGGAGGAAGTTCATTTTCAAATTTGACTAGATCTGTTTCACAAGAAGTGGTATCTGATGGAGTCAAGAGTACATTAGTTATTAGGAATTCAAATGCTTCTTTTGATAAAATAAGTTGTGTTGTAACACATATTGATGCAAGACCACAGAAAATATCATCAACAGAAGTAAACTTTGATGTTAGTGTTGGTAGAGCTTTATTAAAATTTGAAAGATATTCTCAAGGTGTAGTAACTGTTGAAGCTGAAGAAAGAGACATTGCAAAAATGGGTGGATTGTCATTCAGAGCAGATGCAAATAGAAATGCAAGAATTATTTGTGTCTGGGCAGCTGAGGAAGATGTAGAAGTAAAAGTTACAGTAGGTGGCGCAGCAGGTATTAATAGAAATGGTAATAGAGGAGGAACAGGTGGTATTTCTGTATTCAAGACAACCTTGATAAGGAATGAAGAATACATTATTAAATTAGGTGTTAATGATCAGCAAGGTGGAGGACCAAGAGGTGGTAATAATGGTGGTGGAGGAATTTGTGGAATCTACCACAAAGCAAAAATGATTGCTGTTGCTGGTGGTGGAGGTGGTGCTGGCACCAATGGTAGAGGTGGAGATGGGGGAGGTCTTCAGGTTGCTGGTGAAGATGGACAAGGTTCATCATCTGGTCGAGGTGGTGTTGTAATACAACAAGGAGAACTTCCCACAACTGGATTGACACAGGCTGGTAGAACTGGCCTCAGAGATTTTGATAATGATTCTTCTGGGAGTGGCAGAATTGGTGGATGTACTGTTGGTGCTGTTTATTGGATTGCTAGATTTGCACATTGCGCTGACATTGGGCAATCAAAAATGAACAATACTGATGGAAGCACAATCTCAGACTCAACAACACTTCTGAGAGGATATAAACCTGGTCAGGGTTGGAGAAACAATGGTGGTGCTGCATCAGGAAACCAAGGTGGTGGAGGTGCAGGTGCCAGAGGTGGAACTGGTGCAACAAATAATGGTTCAGGTGGTGGAGGTGCCTCAGGGTATGCAAGTGATGAAGTAGAAATTCTTTCAAGTTCTGTACTTCCCACTGGAACACAACTTGGAGGAAATGATGATGTGGCGTTTATTTGTTTTGAAGTATATTCAGAAAATCTTGATCCTACACCTTGTATTCCGCCAAAATCTAATAGTTCCAATGGACTAAGAACTGTACGCTTCTCTGTTAGTAGAAATGCTGGTGACAGTAATACTGTTACTTTCACCAGGCAGAGTGGTACTGGTCCAGATACATTGACATTTGGTCCTAATGGAGGAACTGTAAGCGCACAAATTGCACGAAATGCTGTTTACACTAGAACTAGTTCAACTGCTTCAGGAGGAAGAGGATTATCATTTAGATTATCTGGCAATACTCTACAGTTGGATGATAACCTTGATAGTGATTTTAATGATTTAGAAGTCACACCAGATGGAGGGTCATTTACAAGCGACTCCAGATACGTATCTTAGTGTTATAAATAACTAAAACCTGTGGGGATAGTGAACCACCTAGCTTATGGCTGTAAATAAGAATTTTGTAGTCAAAAACGGATTAGAGGTTGGTAGCAGATTAATTGTTGCTGATGCTCAGGATCTTCATGTGGGTTTGGGGACAACTGCTCCCCTTACAAGACTTGACGTCAGAGGCGATGTAAGATTTGCTGATGATGGAGGCATTGTCAACACTGTTGATATTGCTGGTATTACTACCTTCAGGAAAGATGTAGTTATTGGTGTTGGTGCCACAGTTGCCAAGTTTGATATAGATTCTGGCAATCTTGGTATTCATTCATCTTCTCCAAGATTTGCACTTGATGTAAGAGCAGGTGCAGGTGATACTTTAGCTGCAACATTTGATAATGACATCTTTGCTCCCAATTTAGTTGTATCTGGGGGTGCAATTAATTATATTGTTGCTATTGCTGCAACCACTGGAACATTAAATGTCACTGGCATTGCCACTGCTGGTGGACCAGTTACATTCTTCAAAGAATTAAGAGTACTTGGAGTCACAACCCTTGCTGAATCTGGTGGTATTACAACCACTGGTGGTGATTTATATGTTGGTGGTGATTTATATGTTGCTGATGATGTTGTTTATGATGAGGTAACTGGTAGAAACATCAATATCTCTGGTATTGGTACAATTGGCACACTTGGTGTTACTGGTATTGCAACAGCAAGTGGACTGAATGTCTTTGGTAATTCCAATATAACAGGTGTTTCAACACTTGGAACTGTAAAGGTTTCCTCTGGTGTTGTTACAGCAACTTCTGGTGTTGTTACTTACTTTGGTGATGGTTCAAATCTTACAGGATTCCCAGCAGGTTCTGTTGGAGTTTCCTCTGGTGGAACTTTAATTGGTACAGCAGCAACTATCATTGATTTTGCTGGTGTTAATGCCACTGTTACAGCAACACCAACTGTATCTGGGGTTTCAACAGTAACTGTTACACCTAGTGTCTCACTTGGACTTGTTATTGCACTTGGTGCTTGATAAATATCTCTATCACGTAAAGAAAAATGGCAGAATCTTTTTCAAATAAATTAGCAAGAGCTGTGGGAACTGTTAATTCTAGTGCTGCTGGTGCTATTGGAATTACCACTAACAAAATTACTGGTATTTCTACTAGTGGAGTGGCAGTTGGTGACTTGGTTGATAATCAAAACTATATTGCAGGAACAACTGTTTCATCAATTGGTGTTAGTCAAGTTGTTGTTGATAGAGATTCTACTAACACATCATCAACAACAAATCAAAGTGTTAAATTTTTAACACCAACCACCATTTATACATCACCAGGTGGTACAAAAACAATTTTAATTGGTGGAACCTTTGCAAATAATACAAATAGTCAAGTAGAACTTACTGTTCAAGTATTAGATCAAAGTGCAGGTGTAACTGTGGCAATTGCAAGCAAAATTCCTGTTCCTGCTGGTTCTTCATTTGTTATTTCTGATACTGGTAAGACACTTTTAGAAGCAAGTGATGCCATTAAAGTTTCTTGTGATACTGCAAATGCTATTGATGCAAATATCAGCATTCTTACAGGAGTTAACTGATGGCAGATCGTAACGGTTATATTGGAAGAGCTCCTGCTGATTCATCAGTAGTTGTATCTAGACAGATTTTCTCTCCTACTGGAGTAACAACTACCTTTACTTTTGCATCTAGTTATACACCAGGATATCTTGACCTATATCTCAATGGTGTAAGACTTATTGAAGGAACTGATTATACTGCTACAGATTCAACTACTATTGATGTTTTGAATGGTGGTGCTCAAAGTGGTGATATTTTAGAAGGTGTTGCATATAAAGCATTTAACCTGGCTAATGATAGAGTTGGTATTCAGTCTGCTGGTGTTTCTATTGGCAATGCTCGCACCCTCAACTTTATTGGCACTGGAAATACCTTTTCTGTCAGTGGAACAACTATTGATGTAAGCATTCAAGGTGGCGGTGGTTCTGGTGTTGCTTCTACTATCACAGTCGCTGATGAATCCAGTGATACAACCTGCTTCCCAATTTTTGCTACTGCTGCTACAGGAGACATAAATCCTAAAACTGGAAGTAACCTTACATTCAACTCCAACACAGGTGATTTAAGTGCTAGTGGTCAAGTATCAGGTGCCACAGGATCATTCACAGGTGATGTTTCAATAGGTGGTACATTAACATATGAAGATGTAACAAATATTGATTCTGTTGGTATTATTAGTGCAAGAAGTGGG